ATAAGATTTCCAGTCTGAAAACATCTGCTTAACTAGACCAGTTGTTGGAAATACAACTAGACATTTTCTTTGTTTAAGAATATGATATCTTATCAAACCATAAATGATATAGCTTTTTCCAGAAGAAGTTGCTGAAATAATTGTCTTTCTATTATATCTTAAACACTCATATACTGCATTGATTTGATAGTCATAAGGATCTAATGTCTTACATACAGCCTTTAAAAACCCCTGACAGCCTTCTTTTGTTATCTCTTCATTAACTTCAAATGGGCTGCCATAATACTTACTATGCTCAAACTCATAAGAATAACCAAGAGCCTTTAATTTTGCAATAACCCTATCAATAAGCCCTGCATACACTTCTCCAGTTGTAACACTCAGTAAAGTTACAAGACCATTCCAACCTTTGCGATATTTTTTCATATACTTTGCACTATTTACTTCAAATGTAAAGTAAGGATGCAATTCATATAAAATATGAGGTTCACATTTTAATTTGATGTGAACCTCATTCTTTTTAACAATCACAACATCAGCCATGATAAGAAATGCTTAGTTGTGTCTATTTAGTGAGAATCTCCTAGTAATCTTATTGCTTCAATACTATTTTTAATTTGAAATGAGCGATTATGAATCATCTTAATGATGTCTTGAATATAATCAAGTGACACATCGTAAATTTCAATCTTGATGTTAATTCTTGAAATTTCTTCATCAGAATTAAGACAACTTTGTAAATGCTCTTTATCTCTTACTTTCTTATCTAATGGATCTTTAATGTATGCTTCTGGTTCAGCTTTACCTGTAAAATATTCATATTTTTTATGTCTGATTTGTTTCTTATCTTCTTCGGTCTTTTTCTTTAAAAGTAAAAGATTTGAATAAATTTCATAGTATTTTGCATGGAGTTCTGGTATTTTTACTGATTCGTTGTGTAAATCGTCAATATCAATTTTAGCATCTTCCTTCCACATTTGTTGAATGGAGGGAAGATCAAGAATTTTCATAAAAGTTCACCACTTGAATTTCTTATGTCATAGTATGTATATTTCATTTTTACCTCTGCTGTAAAATATTGAGAATCTGTGCTCGTTGAATCAAATAGAAGTGAAGAAAGATCATATGGCCATAAATCATAAAATCTTACTTGAAAATTTGATTTATTATTGCTTGAAAGAATTGAAAGAGTTCCATCTGAGAATAAATTCAATTGATTCGTAATATTTGTCTTAAGATCTGGTCTTTCTTTTTGCAAATCGTAAATTTGTTGAAGACTGAATGGATATCCAAGACCTCTAATCCAATTTTGTATTTCAAGATAATTTGTTAAATCTTCATCTACAAGAAACTTGAAAATAAAGTCTTGAAAATCTATCATATCTCCAGGTTGACTGATAGTCTTTAGGTAGTTTGATTGTTTTGCAATTCCTAGAGTTAAAGAAGGAATATTTCCAGAATTTGAAAAAAACGATGCCTTTGGGCATCGTTTGATTGTTAATTTAAATTGGTTTGGAGATAAAAAATTTCTATTTTCAATAGGAGAACAAGAATCAGTCATTATATTAGAGTTGAGTTACTCTATTTATTTTTAATAAACTTCATATACTCTTCTAGAATTTCTTGATCTACTTTAGTTAAATCATTTAAAGATGGAGCCCATCCAGTTTTAATTTTATAATCTGCAAATTCATAGATACTTGTTGAAATAGACATTTTTAATCTTGTAAATGCACTTAGAATGAATGATCTTTGTTTAAGTGCTTCAGGAGAAAGTTTATTCATTTTATTTAAGTTTGTTTTTAATTAGTTATTAAAGTTCTTTAACTTACTTAAGTATCTTTAAGAGTATTTAAGTTCTTTAAGTTACTTAAGAGTATTTAAGTTATATAAAAAACTTAAGTATCTTTAAGAGTATTTAAGTTCTTTAAGACACTTAAGTTATCGTGCATCATCTTTGACAAAGCTGAGCGTACATGATTATTGAAGGTCTGTCAATAGGTACTTATACTAAGTCAGGAAATGCTAATAAGCGCCTTAGGTACTTGACAAATTTTGAAACTCATGTATAGTGGTTCCATGTTCCCCAAAAACTCCCCTTATTATGCTCATTCTGTTTAAATAAAATGAAATACATAATCAAAGAACTTAAATTAACTCTAATTTCAATTTTGATTCTTGTTGTATTTTATGGGACAAGTGCTTTATTGTTTATTAATCCTTGGCTTTGGCTAGTAGTTTCTGTAGTTATTATTCTGTTCCTTTTTAATAGAATAGTTGAGTATGTTATTATTCCATCATTGAAAGAAAATTCTACAAAGTTTAATAGAAAGGATACATCATCAAAAAGGCCTAGACTTTGGAAAGATGTAAATAGGAATGATAAAGATTCCCGAACATCTTTTAACCATGAAAACTTTAACAAACCCACCGGAAAACCTCCATTAAAACTTAAAAGATCTGATTAACCAAACAAATGACAATTACTGATAGATTACGTTTTGATGTTCAAATGCCAGAAGAGTTAGCTGATCAGCTTGATAGCATCAGTGATTCAACTGGCCTCACTCATGCAGAGATTTTTCGCCGCGCAGTTGCCTTATACAAGGAGGCAAAAAATATAGAGAAAAACAATGGAAAAGTTTTGTTTAAGAATGCTCAAGGCGAGATGTATCATGTTGTGGGATTGTAAATAATATAAAAATATAACAAATAAACCTTTAACCCATCAAACAAATGAGCACCTCAATCATCATTTATTCTGTTCACTATGAGTGTATAGGAAATTATATTTTTGACGATTTAGAATCTGCAGAAAAATGGAGAGATTTTCTTTCATTTGAAGATATTAAATATGTAATTGATGAATCTAAAATAGAAATAGATAATAAACAAGTCCCTGAGTGGTATGATAAAAATGATTTTTACTATACTGCATATCTTTTTTTAAAAGATAATAATGTTAATGTAAAAAATCCAAGAGAATTTATTCAAGATTCCATTTCATGGAATCAGATTAGCGGTATAAGGGTTTCAAGAATATTTGAAAGTGGAGAACAACTAGATAAAGTCTATACATGGGGAAGAAAATTGTACTTATACACAAAAACAAATTCAATAGAAAAAGCTAAAGAAAAAGCAATAACTATGTTTGAAGACTGGTTCAATAAAAATAACTAAAAATGAACACACAAAACTACATTTATATTGTTCATAGTGAAGGACTGCTTAACAGCACGATGGCTGAAGGTTGGGTTGAAATAAGTGATTTTGATTTCTTCTTTGATTTAGAATCTGCAGAAAAATGGAGAGATTTTGTTTCATGTCCAATTCATAAATTTGAAATTACTAAAGCGCCAATAAACGATACAACTATACCAGAAACCTTTAATAAAGATGATCTGCATTTTAGAGCATTCATTAGAGAAAAAGATCTACAAAAACTTAATGAATTTTTATGTGCACGACAAATAAGCGGATTAACAGTTTGGAATTATCTTAATAGTGGTCAAAAATTAAATGAAATTTATAAAGATTCAGAAGATTGGTTTAGTGTATGTTTAAAGGCAAATTCAATAGATGAAGCCAGAGAAAAAGCAACATCTCTTTTTGAAGACTGGTTTAATAAAAATTACCCATCATACCATAAAAATTCATCAAAAACTTAACTCTAATGCCAAAAATTCAAAAGCCATTACTTGCAGGAAAGTTTAACCCAGAGAAAGCTAAATTTCCATATATTGCAACACCAAAGATTGATGGCATTCGTTTTCTCATGATTGATGGAATTGCCCTTTCTAGAACATTTAAACCCTTAAGAAATCTATACATTCAAAAAGTTCTTTCAGAAACATTGCCAGATGGAATTGATGGCGAAATAACTTCAGGCAATAACTTTCAAGATTCTCAATCTGCCGTTATGTCTATTGATGGTGAGCCAGATTTTAAAGTTTGGTTATTTGATTATGTGAATCCATTAGAACCAGAAATTCTTCCATATTACTTAAGAATTCTAAACTTTCCTTTAATTCCTAAGAGTCTTAATCATGAAATTCTTTATGGAACTACAATTTATAATCAAGAGCAATTAAATGAACTAGAAGAAATCTATTTGAACAATGGCTATGAAGGAATGATGCTAAGAGATCCTTATGGGACTTACAAGTTTGGCAGATCAAGTGTTAATGAAAATATTCTTCTGAAAGTTAAAAGATTTGAAGATGCAGAATCAATTCTTATTGACATTGAGGAAAAAATGCACAATGAGAATGAAGCTCAATTGGATGCTTTTGGTAGAATTAAGCGATCTACTTCTATTGAGGGTCTTATAGGTGCTAAAACAACTGGCAAACTTATTACAAAAAATAAGGATGGTCAAATAATTAAAATAGGCTCTGGATTAAATGACGAACTGAGAGATGAAATTTGGAACAATAAAGAAGAATATATTGGTAAATATGTAAAATATAAATTTTTTCAACATGGTGTCAAGGATCTCCCAAGACATGCAGTGTTTTTGGGTTTCAGACATGAGGATGATTTATGAAAATCTCTACAACACATCAAAGATTTGTAGATCTCTTAAATGACCAAACTGCTCTAGAGTACCCTGAACGTTTTCTAGGACCCAATTGGAAAGATGTATTGAACTTCTGGATTTACTTGGATACTTTATCCATTAAACGTCTAAAATCTATTAATGAAGAAAAGAATTATATGATTGGGCCTAGGTGCAGTTATTTAACTAAAATTAGAACAATTATTCCTTCTGTTATAATGATTAACGGGGAAATGAAAGATAGTTTTGCTTATATCGCTTCAGAGGCAGTATATAATACAATATATCATAAAAATAATGCATTAAATGATGCTGCATTTAAGGCATTCTTGGCGACTAAGGAGCTTATTGGGGGTTCTCTATTACTGGTGGAGCTAAATTATACATTACCGGTTTTACAGCTCTTTATTGGATGCGACAACTAAAAGCTATGATATGTAATTATTGGGATTGCGGATGGTGTTATGCACCTGATGATATAGAAACAAATAAGAACTCAGATTCATCATGTATAGATCCAAAGAATTGTCCACATTTAAAGAAAATTAAAACTGATATAGAAATCGTAAAGAAAAAGTTTAGACCAAACCGTGAATTTGCTTTGAAGGTGGGAAATATATTAGAAATACCTAGATTAAATGAACAGATTAAATTTATACTTGATCATATTGGTTTTATTGAACCTGAAGAGGGTGCAACTGAATTAACTGTTGTTGATAGAATTGAAATTTTAGAACAACAAGTTATTGAATTGCAAACAAAATTAGAAAAATTGTCCACATTTAAAGAAAATTAAAATTAATATGGAACAAAAACGTTATATGGTCTTTATAGACACTTTAGGTGAAGGTCTAGAATCTATTGATGATTTAGATATATATGATGGAGAGAGACAGCTAAAAGATGCAGTTTTAAATGCTGCTAGTCATATCTTAGGTGGGGAATTAAATGATTATAAAGATTATGAAAGAAGTGGCCTAAAATTATCTGAACAAATTGTTATAGTTGAACTTATAGAATCAGAAAAAATGAATAACTTTATCTATGATAGTATTGATAAAGAAATTAAAACTGAAAATAATAAAGAGTATAAATTATTTTTAAATCTTAAAGAAAAATACGAAAATGAAAAGTCTATTTAAAAACGTCAAATTATTCATCAAAGCCTTAACGGGAACTAGCATTAAACATAATCCTGGTGCAACAAAGAACTATTTTATATTTAAAGATCATCCAGATATTTTTGCAATTAATTGTCTTAAATTTTTAAACTATGATGCAATTAAACGTAAAAAGATTGAATTAGATCCTTATCAAAAATATGTGTTAAATACAATTAACAGCAATAGGCAAACAATTTTTAAAATGCCTAGACAATCCACAAAATCAACCCTGTCATTAATATCTGCTATTCATTATGCAATTTTTAATGATAAATCTAAAGTTGGAATTGTTTGTTTTAATTACAGTGAATCTAAAAGACTATTAGATATTACTAAGCAATTTTGTGATGATTTAAACACTAACAAATATTTTGAAGATTGGGTTACTGAAATTAATTCAAATTCAATAACATTTGAAAATGGATCAAAAATTAAATTTTGCTCATCTCGGAGAGATTCTGAAGATTATAGATCTTTTGACTTTTTAATTTTAGACGAATTTGCTTTCTTTAGTTCTACCGTTGTTGAAGATCTATCTGTAGCACTATCAATGTTCCCAAATAAGAAATTAGCAATATTTTCAACGCAGAAAAAAGACTCTAAGTTTAATGAATTGTTTTGGAATGCTATGAATGATATTGATGGTTCTGAAATGATTCCAATTAACATTCATTATCGCGAAATTCCAGAAAGAAATAGAAAGTGGCGAGAGGAAACTATTAGGTTATCTGGATATGAATGTTTTAAAGAAGAGTATATGTAAAATTAGGACACCTTAAGAACTGGCACATCACTTTACTTTTGTTTGAGTGATATGTTAGACTATTGAAAATTCAGAAAACAATTATTAGTTCAATGACAACCACTGAGATTAACAAACAAACTCTAGAAATTACAGATTCTTGCACTCTTAGTGCATCAAAATATACTAAAAATGGCAAAGAATATGTAGAACTATATTATTATAATGAAACAGGCCTTCCCTGGATCGTAGACAATCACACTTTAGACTCTGCTAAAATTAGAGAAATTATTGATTTTCTAGAACCATTTGCTGAACCTTCTATAGCCATCTCAACACCTTCTGATAGCTTCAGCATAAGAATGAGCGAAGAACTAGCGCGAGAGTTTGATGAGATACAGAAAGACACCGGAATGAACGGTGCTGAAGTGTTCCGTCGTGCCATAGCTCTTTACAAAATTGCAAAGAAAGCAAGCACTGATGGAGAACAAGTCATTCTTAGAGCTAAGGATAATGAGAGAATAATAACACATATTTAATCATAAAAAATATGAAAGAAATTACTATCTACGGAATAACTGAAAGAAAATCTCAAATAATTTATCCATATCAAAAGACCTTTTCATTCTTCAAATGTGATGACATTCAGTTTATGACAATTAAAGGTGAAGAACCTATCTTTATTGAGAGAATTGATTTACCAATTCATCATGTTTGTCAGAGAAAGCTAGAAAATAAAGATGTCTTTTTCTGTGTGGAACCAGAACTTCTTGAGATTTTGGAAGCTCCATTCAAGATACAACTCAATGAATCTATAAAAGAATGTGAAAGCTTAAAATTAGCTTTAAACCAAAAAAGAAATGATTTAACAGAGCTTACAAAGGAAATAACTGAGCTTCTTGATAGAATTGATCGTTTTGCCAAACTCCCTGTCTGGAAGCGCATTTGGTTTGTTATAAGAAATTCTCAGTCTCTGTTGGTGAATAAATGAAGACTCCTAAATACAAAAGAAGTTTTGCTCTTTTAATTCACCTCAAAGCTGAATTTGGCATCAATATGACTGAAAGTATCAGAAATGGAGTTGCTCTTTTCTTTATTGCCAAGCAAGAAGAAAAGAAAGGAAGGAGGCTTGTTTTTATTGATGTTAATAAGAATATTATTACAGAAATTGATCTACAAGACAACAATGAGTAAAAACTATTAAAATTTATGAAAACCAAAACATACAACAACTTTGAATTGAGATTTGGCAACACTTATATGATTGATAGTGATTATGACTATGAGTATGATTGTTCATTATATGGATGCGATTCAATATGCCGGTGTGGAAAAATTACTAATTTAAAAATAAAGAAAGTAAATAAATCACTAAATTATCTAGTTATTGAGCAATTATATAAAGATAAATCCAATAAAATTAGAAAAAAATCTTATAACTTAACAAAAATAGAAAAATATTGTGCAGATCGCTTAATGAGAATTTATAAAGCATATGATAAAAATTTATATTCCTTAGAAGTATCAAATGGATATTATGGTGAAGAAATCAGTGGATTTGAATTTGAAAACTATGATGAGATGCTAGATTCTATTAACACCATGCTAGAAAAAGAAACAGACATTCAAAAGATTAAATTTGCCCTATCAGAAGAATATTCTTATTTGTTGGATAACTTAATTCAAACAAATACCATAACTATTGAACAAATTCCATTAGATAAAATTGGCTTAAATGGAGAATATGTTTCAAGACTTAAAAAAGATAGTTCTTATGCCTCATATGATTTTGAATTAAATTTACCAGTTGGGGTTGTTAAGAGGATTAATAATCAATATTTCTTAATTGATGGTTATCATAGATTTTTGGATTTAAAGGATAATGAAAAGGAAGCTCCTTACATTATTATGAGGCAATGTGATGATAATGTGGATGGAGAAACACCAGTTGAGTATCCTGACCCATGCCCCAGTTGTGGAACACAATTGGAAGCTGAAACTATTGTTAATGGCGGTGGCGTATATTGCCCTAATAATTCTTGTAGTTATAGGTTTTGTTATTGAAATAATATGATTAATGAAAAATTTACAGTACATTAGATTAAGTATGTCACTTTAAAAACTGGCACATCACTTTTAAGTTTGTTTGAGTGGTGTGCTACTCTAATAAGAGTTTAGAGATAAAATATGATGAAACCTAATCGCCGGCCAACCTTTGCTGAGATTTCTGACTGGGTTGATAAATGCTGCAAAAATACTGAGGATAATAGGTGGTGCGAGCGAGTTAGTCATCATGACGCTATTGCTATTGCCGGAGCAGCTTTGTATGACTTAAATTCCGACGCCCGGTTGATGCACCATGCGGATGGGGTAGTAACAGATGAAGATCTTGAAACGAGTTTCCGAGTTTGGTGGAAAGAACGCTATGGAACACCTTATTTTGGTTCAGTTCCTCTAGTTTCTGTAATAGAATGGACGCGATATTTTAATAATCAATTGGATTGCCAGCCTTCAGTTCATCTGGATAAGGATCAAGTGATAGGAATCCTACATGTATCAAACTTTCGTGGTTATGAAAATGCTCAGTTTGATTACATTGCAGAGCTACCAGATGGCCGCTATGAGCTTTTTATCAGGCCTACCCACCCGGATGAGGATCCAACAGATGAGGATATTGATAATCTTGAACGTAAACATTGGATAGAAACTGGAGTACAAGAACAAGGTCAACGGGAGTATCTGTTCAACCATCGTTCATTTGCCAGAGCTATCTTGTCACTTTGGAGCCATAGGCCAGATTCTCAGGCTAAGGAGCAAGTTGAAGAAAATAAGCTAGTGCGTTATAGTTTTACATGGAATGGTTCACCAAATCAACCTCTATTTACCCCAAAAAAAGATGGATATTGGACACCCTGGCATATTGCTGATGCTTTAATGGAGCAGTTGTCAGCTCCTCCTTCTAAAGACGAGATAAAAGAGGCCGTTGAATTACTCAGTAGAGAGGTAGAGAGGCTTGAATCTTTCGGTATGAGCTGTATGGAACCTATGGATTTAGCTCATGTTATTGAATTACTTAAGAAATATTCAAAGGAGAGTAGGAGAGCCCTTGATTCTATTGCCACACTCAATCAAGAATGTGATGATTATGGAGATGATTATGGGCCAACAACACGAGATGATGGCGAGGTCGTAAAGTTGGTTGAGTGGATGGAGGATCATGCTAGGCATCTTCAACGTATGGAAGAAATTGGAGCAATGCCATGCTGCTCTGAACTTCCAGATATACTAATTCAGGCTGCTGAACTAATTAAGAATTGCCACTCTGCTCCTGTTGTAGTGGACGATAATCCTTGGGAGCGTGAGGGGTGGTGTGACAAGGATGGGAGGTGTTGGTGTTTCATTGACATCTATAAAGAATGGAAATTCCGCAAACCTGAGCCTGGCAATTATGATACACACTACCTCCCATTCAACGCCACATCATTACCTACTGAAATTAAATGAAATGACTGAAAAAGAAATCCTAAAACTTGTAGAAGAATACTTTAAGGTTGGTGGTATTTGGGATGATGGTAGTTGTTCAGAATATTATGGGAAACCTGATACTTTTGTGAAGTTTGCCCGAACAATCTCCAGTACGACTTGGAAGCAATGTATTAAGCAAATAGAAGCTTATAATGCAGCAAATGACTAAAAAACTTATAACAAAAGAAAGAATTATCTCAGTTGAAGATAATTATATTAATAATTTAAAGTCTTATGGTATAGTAACTGATTTTTTAGATGTGAATCAAAACAAAATTTGTTCTTATTATGTGACATTAGTTTGTGAAAAATATGAACCTTATAATGAAGGATTATCTTATCCTTGTGGTTCTATACTAAATGAAGATTCTAGGTTTTATATGTCTTTGTTAATATTACCTTCTGGTAAATTTAATACTTATCGGTATATTTACGACATTACCATTCATAAGGCATCTAGAATTGCAAACAGACAAATGACAATGTTTGGACGATTTATTAATAGAATTATTTACCATGGCAAGAATTATGATTACCAAGAATTATGATTACATTTAAAGAACAAAATTATCTTGAGATATTTAACAACTATCATTTCTTTTATTATGGCTATCTTTCTAATTGGGCATTCACGCCATTCATTGACACTAGAACTTGCATTCCTTACAATTGCTCAGAGCAATATATGATGCAACAAAAAGCTCTTCTATTTAATGATTTTGAAAGTGCTCAAACTATTATGAGACAGAAACATCCAAGACAACAAAAAGAACTAGGGAGAACATTGAAAAATTTTGATTTGCAAGTTTGGCGAACACATGCTCGTCAAATTGTCTATGAAGGTTGTTTTTATAAGTTCACTCAAGATAAAAATGCCTTTGAATATCTTATGAACACTGTAGATCATTATTTGGTTGAGGCATCTCCAACCGATACTGTTTGGGGAATTGGAATGGCTGAAGGTGCAGTAGGCATTCAAGACCCTAAAAACTGGAGAGGAACCAATTGGCTTGGTCAAGTTCTTACATGTCTCAGAGAAGATCTTATTAAAATCCCTAATTGATCAATGTTATACAGCACCTTTAAACTTGATAAAGATCAAGAAGAAACACTCAAGCAGAATGGAGTTACTATTCCAACATATAATATGTTTGAGGATGAAAAGTCCATAGTATTTCAACAATCTGAAAGAATTTCGGTTGATCTCATTCCTATCATAGAATTTAAAATTATTGTCAACAAAGAGTGTCTACATAGACATCAGATGGAATGGAAGCCAGTTTTTAAATCACATTATGATGAACTTTCAACTTTGGAAAATTATGGAGAAAGGCTTCTACAATTCTATATTGGAAGTGCATTAAACAACGAATTTGGAAAATTCTTAAACACACTAATTAAAAAAGCATGAACTTTATTTTATATAATCTTGGCCAATATTTAACAGAGAAGAATAAAAATGATGAATGAATTAAAATTATTTTCAATATATGTAGAACAATCTTGGCATACTGATGCAGATATTCTAGTTTTAGCCGATTCGGTAGAAGATGCTAAAAAAGCTACAGAACGAATTGTGAATTTAGAATCATATGACGATTTATATAGTAGAATGGAAATAACAGCAAAGGAAATTTCTATTTTAAATCTAAATGAAATTAAACAAAAACCTGATATGCAGTTTATTGCTCAAGATAAACATGGTTGCTTTGATTATTATGAGTTTGACGAATTTAAAACTTTTATTTCTGATGAGAAACTTGAAGAGTTGAGAATTAAAAAAATTGAAGAAAATAACGGACAACTTTCTTTATCAGAGATAGAATGAATAAATTAACCCGAACTGACATTGATGAGTTTTTAAAAATACATAACACTCCAGAAAAATGTAGAAAATTTCTACAAGACGCCGGAATCATTGGAGAAGATTTAAAGCTTACTCAACATTATCGTCCTGATCCATGGGAAGATAAAGAGAAAGAACAAAATGATGCTCTAAAAGCTTAGAATTATCCATGAAATCATTTAATGACATTCAGCCAAGTAAAGATTTTATTGATATTTATTATGATTATTATCTTGAAATTGCATCTCAAGAAGAGTTAAAAACTGACATAATAACTCAACAAACCTACTATAATATATGCAGAAAATTTGATATTCCTATTCCAAAACCAAACTTTCCAAAAAGCAAACTATTAAAATTATTATGACAAATCAATTTAAATTAACTGAGCAGCATATTACTCTTCTGAGGAATATGTATGTTAGATGGAATAACTGTGAAACTGGTGCTCCAGAAATTGATCCAAAAAGACCTTATGGTAACTCATATGTTCCTGGAGATATTCATGAACTTTTAACTGGTGAAGATTCAGAATTGACTGAAGAAGAGGAAAAAAACTATTTAAAGTTACATAGGGAAACAGAAGAAGCTCTAAGAATTTTTCTTGCTAATGCTAAAATACATCCAGAAAATTATAGTATGGAATGGACAGGATGGTGGGAAAAATCCGAAGAAGCTGATGTTGTTAATGAAAGTGATGATTATCTTATTCATGAATGGTATAATACTCAAGACCTACAAGTTTATTTTTCAATAGTCAACGCTATGACAAAGGGATTGGTGGCTGGAATTACACCAAGAATTAAAACATTTGAAGAGGCTAAAGGTGTTGTTATGAATTTAAGAAAATATAAGCAGCAAATCTATCACACTGTTTGATTCTATATACCATAACCCACCCAACAAAAAATCTTCATGAGAAAAACATTTTATTCTAATAACTACAGAAACTCAATTAATTTTGAAGTTTATAGAGCAAAGGATGAGTTTGCACTTAACCTTATTCTAGAAAATGACAATGAAAAAACTATAACATTCAACATTTGTTTACCGTTTTTATTTAAGTTTTATGTTTCTTTAGATCTACTATTTTTATTTAAGACTAAGTGGTGGGGAAAACTTCTATTACTAGATGATGAACACAAATATGATGGGAGACGATTTAGTATTAGTATTTATCCCGATAATGATCACATTTTAGGTAAAGATTATATTTTTTCTTTTGATTTAGGAACATATCTCCATGAATCTGGATGGTTTCATTTATATAAATCTCTTGCTGAGACGATTTATGGGAAAAGTAAATATAAAAACGAAACACTAGAAGTAGTAAATGAGAGAGTTTTTATTCCCGGCGTTTATGGATACGAAGATAACTATTATGATTTAAAGGTTACCAAAAGTCTTTCAACCTGGACTTATGAGAGATTTAATAAAATGGTAGAATCAATAAGATTTGAAGTTGAGTGTGAAGATGGTGTTCCACATAGAGTAAAATGGGGTGAGCAGGATAGGTGCTATAGTATAACATATCATGAGGATAATAATTCTATTATTGGAATGATAAGAACATGTGCAGAAAATTGGGCTGAGTTAGCTATTAACAAATTTATCAATGAAATTCAAAGTTGTAGAAAAAATGGATAAAAACTTATTAGTTGATATTAATATTCAACCACTTCTACCAGTAGAAAAAATTTCATTTAAATATACTTTAGTGGAATTAACAAACAAAAATCAAATGAGAAGTCATCATTGCGGTCAATTATGTTCTGAAGAAATTAACCAAAAGGTTAAACTTTGTGGGTGGGTTCATAGCCGAAGAGATCATGGTGGTTTTATATTCATTGATCTTAGGGATCGTTCTGGAATTGTTCAACTAACAGTTAGCCCTGAAATTGGAGAAAACTTATTTTCAATTGCTGAACAACTAAAAGAAGAAACGGTCATTCAAGTTTGTGGGGTCGTAAAAGAAAGACCCCAAGAATCAGTTAATGAGAAGATATATACCGGAAAAATTGAAATAGATATTCAAGATATTGTTGTTCTAAATTCTATAAAATCAATTCTTCCTTTTTCAGTTTCTGGTCAAGAAATTGTAAGAGATGAGATAAGATTGAAACATCGGTATCTTGACTTAAGGCGAGAGAACATGACCCGAAATCTTCTTATTCGCCATGAAACTGCAAAGACTATTCGCAATTTTCTTGAAAATGTAGGTTTTATTGAGATTGAAACTCCAATTCTTATTCGCTCTACAAAAGGAGGTGCTAGAGACTATTTGGTTCCTAGTAGAATGCATGAAGGAGAGTGGTTTGGGTTACCACAATCACCTCAAATCTTTAAACAATTACTGATGACTGGTGGATTTGAGAAATATTATCAGATCGCTAAATGTTTCAGAGATGAAGATCCTCGTTCTGATAGGCAGCCAGAATTTACTCAATTAGATATGGAAATGAGCTTCATGACTCAAGATGAAATTCTTGAATTAAATGAAAGGCTTATTCAACAAATTTGGCTTTCTATTAAAGGAATTAAATTAGACTTACCATTTCAGAGAATGACTTGGAATGAAGCTATGGATCAGTATGGTTCGGATAAGCCTGATCTTAGATATGATTTAAAACTAATCAACATGAGCGATTTATTTGTTGATTTTGGATTTAAAATTTTCTCTAGTGCAATTCAAAATGGTGGAGTTGTAAAATGTATATCCATTCCCAATGGTAATAATTTAATCAGCAATGTAAGAATTAAACCTGGAGGTGATATTTTTAGTGAAGTTCAATCCTCTGGTGGTTCTGGTCTTGCCTTTATTAGAGTAAGAGACAATGGAGAGGTTGACACAATTGGGGCAATTAAAGATAACTTATCTGATGAGATTAAACTTGAGTTGTTAAAAAGAACTGAAGCAGCACCAGGAACATTAATTCTATTTGCAGCAGGAACTTTAAATGTTGTAAATAAATCTTTAGGACAGCTTCGTCAATATTTGGCAAGAGAACTTAATCTCATAAGTCCTGAAAACGAACCAAGATTTTTATGGGTTATAGATTTTCCAATGTTTGAACAAGATGAAACTAATGGTCATTTAAAAGCTTTACATCATCCTTTCTGTGGCATTTCGGATGAAAGTTCTATTAATTCTGAGTCTATTGCAAAAGCATATGATTTAGTATTGAATGGTATTGAGCTTGGTGGAGGTTCTTTAAGAATACATGATTCAAATTTACAAAGAAGAGTTTTTGAATTTATTGGTCTTACTGAGGAAGAAATTGAACAACAATTCGGATTTCTTTTAGATGCTTTGGATATGGGGACTCCACCACATGGAGGAATAGCATTTGGGCTTGATAGAATGGTGATGCTTTTAGCTGAAGAAGAATCTATAAGAGATGTCATTGCATTTCCAAAAACTCAGCAATCTAGATGTTTACTTATAAATGCTCCATCAACAGTAGATGAATCCCAACTTAAAGAACTGAAAGTTAAAAATACTTAAGACACTTAAAAGACTGGCACACTTCAACTTACTTTGAGTGTGCTTTTGCTTTATGCTGTTGAAAACAAGGAGAATTTTGGTATGAATGATAAAAAATGGCAGGGTTGGGGGACAAGTCCAGAACCAGGCTCGCCAGAAGAGAGATACGAGATGTCTCAATGGTTGAAACAATTGTCAGATGGCTTATGTGCCAACGATAGAATTATTGATGGCTGGAAGGCTGCTAGATGTGCAGTTTTATTGATAGAGCCAATTCCTAATATGGACACCAGCCGCTTAGATTACCTTTTACAGTTTTTAAAAGTTGAAAATGTTGGAGATACAGATTTCTGCCCTGGAGTCGTTATTCAAACTGATGATATGATTTATTCTCTTAATACTGGTGTGATCAAAGAAATACATAGCATAATGAAAGAAGGAATTAAATCTGTAAATATGAGGAGAATCATTGACCAATCAAATATGGGATGTAAATGGCTATATAACAACAAATTATGATTGCTCTATCATAAAACATCATACAATAATATAAAATCATGACGCAACCACAACTTGCAACAGATCTTCAAATTTTACTAGAAAATGTACCAAAAGAGCAAAAGCCTTGGATAATAATTTCTGAACTTTATTCTAGAGCCGGAGAAAATTTCAAAAATGCATATGAAACTACTGATGTAAATACTCGTAAATGCTTTAAAGCCTCAGCACAAATCTATCAGTCTATTGCACAGACTTTAGAGGGGAATAATGCTTAATCAATTACATGACTGGTCCTTAGAATATTTGGATTATGATTTCGTTTATTACTTTGAAACTACAATTGATAATCTATGCCTTATGCCATGGTATTTTAAGCGATTTGTCTTTGCTATTAGATGCTGGTGGTTTTGGGTTTACGAAGCAGAAAAACGTGAAAATGGACGAAAAAACTTTATTGAATGTCCTTATCATTGGACCTTCAACGGTCAAGGAAAACCAAGGGCCGAAAGAATTTGGTCCATCATTAACGAAGGATCAATAGATATGCTATGTGATTACTTGGAATTCAAACATTAATTAAAAATGAAAAAACTGTTTAAAAACTTAGAAGAATACAGAAAATGGGCATGGAAAATGTCTTGTGAGAGTTTAGATGACGACATTAATAAATGTTTGGGTCTTATCCCATTTGATGAGTTTTATGACTGTTATGAGACTGTCATAAAAGAAAATGGTGCAATAGTGTTCTTAGATGAATATGAAAATGAAATTCCAGATGATAGTGCAGAAAATATAGCTCTAGATAATTCAATACTCAAATTATCATTTCCAATTGTTGTTGTATATAAATTTGATAATGGGAAAATAAATTTTTGTGAGTTTGTTTCTTTAAATGACTTTTCTCTAGCTAAATTTAGTGAAAAGTTATGGTTAATGTTGTAGAAACTATTGGTGGAGATGGAGCATCATTAACACAATGGAAAGATGAAATTCCTAAAGCCATTGAAACTGCCATATCAATTTTAGGTATGGTAGAATATCTTGATCCAGACTATAAGCCTGGCACTTTAACTGAAAATTTTTTAAACCGCTTCACAAACAAATGAAAGACTTTAACTATTACGAAACTACGACCAACACTTATCCTCGTTCAACCGACTATACAACTTACTATGTCTATGATAAAGGTAAAACAATATGGCATGGTTCCTACAACGAGTATAAAGACAATAAAGATGTTCCATTCCCTAAAGGTTTTACTTTTCAAAAGATTGTGGATTCAGATGCACTTAAAGAACATGCCGCAAAATACCGTGAAGAATATAATCGGCTATTAGGAGAGTTTAAAGAAGACCTTTTTGAAGAATTTGGAGTCAGTCAAAATCCAAAACGAGAACAGTGTTATTCACTTGCTTATGAAGATGCACATTCATATGGCTTAGAATCAGTCTATGATAAATTTAGTGAACTTGTGGAATTAATCAAGTAAATTATGTATAAAAAATTTAAAAGAAAAATGAACTTCTTTGAAAAAATTCAATGCGGTTGGAGACAATGTTTAGATAATCGTTGGGAATGGTGGTATCATCTCACGGAAGGACCAGATGAAATGAATTGGGAATTTTGGCATATTTTAAATTATGATCTAGTTAAATATGAAGAGGAGATGTATTACAAATGACCACAGAGCAGAAACTTGAATTTTTGATTGACCTAATCAAAAAATATGCAGAAAGTGAACATGGATATGATATTCATGGAGATTATTTTGATTATTCAGATGGTGGAAATTATGATGATACTTTTGAAAGTGGTGCAGTTTATGGTGAAATAAGTTTTGCTCGCGCACTTCTAGAAAAAATTGGAGAGCCCTTTATCTATCCAAATAAGAAAAATTAGTAATTTTAAACTCTTTATCATTTAAAACAATGAACACAAATTTAACTTATGATGTCTACGATAAACCAGACAATGTAAGCCGCATTAAAAGAGATGCTGAAAACTTAAATTCTGAATGACGCAGAATTTATATTGAAGATTATATGATTAACAATGGTGTAAGTAGACAAACCGCAATAAAAGAACTTTCAAGTAATTATTATGATGAATTTGCTGTTAAGGAAATTGATGTAATTGATTGATTTTGTGAAGCTTTGCAAACTGGCACATTGAACTCACATCATACTTTTCAATATACTATAATTGTAAAATACACCAAAACCTCATGAAAATTTTTGACATTGTTAATCATTCATTTGATGATGAAAAGGCATATTATCTAGAATTTTTCCATCTTCAAGAATCTAAAGGCTATCTCCATGAAAAATGCCTCTTTAAATTTCATTACATTAACTGTCTTGACGAATTTGAATATCGTGGAAGTCCTTGGTTCAGTGTTTATTTTTCTTTTGTGTCTTGGAATGACCTCTTTTTTATTCAATTCAAAATTAAAGGCATTAGCATAGGTTTTCACTTTTTTGCGGATTGTAATGGTAGTCATCTTAATTATGAAACTTAAAGATCTTAAAGAAAAAATTGATAAACTGTATAACCAGTCAGATAATGCCGGTGATACTGAAGTCTTATTGCTTGAAACTTGTGATGACGGATCTAGGAGTTATCTTTCAGATAGTATTGATATTGAACCAGGAAAAGTATTTAAAACAACTCATAAAAATGGTAGTGTGTTTGAGTATAGTCTTGAAAAATATTTGGTATATGTGTGTAATAAACCTAAAACTGCAGAAGATGCTGGACTCACTGAGACTAAGGTTGATGTAATAATTATAGGATAATAGACATTATTAATTTGCATTACTAAAATGACCAAAAAACTCATTAAAGAATATAAATTTTTGGAAATATGTCTTTTTGAGGGAAAACTTCAAAATATACAGAATAAAATTCAAGACCTTATTAATGAAGGTTGGGTGAATATCAATGTTGATGGATTTTCAGATTATAATGCGTTTGAAATATCTAAATTACGCTTAGAAACCGACGAAGAATATGATACCCGCATTAAATTTGAGAATGAACAAAGCGAAAGACTAGCTAAAAACAATAAAATGATTGAAAAGAGAGAAAGAGAAACATTTCTTAGGCTAAAGAAAAAATTTGAACCGTCTTAAATTATGAAAATCTCTAAAACACATCAACGATTTGCAGATCGCTTAAATGACCAAACCGCTCTAGAATACCCTGAACATTTTCTAGGACCCAATTGGAAGAATGTATTGAACTTTTGGTTTTATTTGGATACTTTGAGTGAAGAAGATTTTAGATTAAATTATGTTCGTTATTGGGCTTTAGACGCAGATTCTAGAGTTTCTGCTATAAACAATGCTTGGGAAGCTGCTGAAGCTACTATATGTAAGTATTATGCATATGAAGCTTGGCGTGCTGACTCTACATATCAATTAGGAACTGTATATGCATCTGGTCATGCAACCAGTGAACTCATTGGTTCTCATAATCTAGAGGCCTTTACATTTCTTCCTTTGTTTCTAAATCCATGAAAATCTCTAAAGCACATCAAATATTTGCCGATCATTTAGATAACCAAAATGCTCTAGAATACCCCGAACCTTTCTTAGGACCTAATTGGAAGGATGTTTTGAACTTCTGGCTCTATTTGGATACTTTGAGTCGCGAAGATTTTGATATAGTTGGTAAGCGTTATTGTGCTTTAGGAAGGGTGGATACCTTAAAGAGTCTTACCCGGAAAGCTGCTAGAGATAATATATGTTATTATTATGTATATGCAACTGCAGCTTGGGTTGTAACTCCTACACTTACATGCATTCCTGCAAGTGTAGGAGTTACATGTGTATATGCAACCCTTGAACTCATTGGTTCTCATAATCTAGAGACCTTTACGTTTCTTCCTTTGTTTTTAAATCCATGAAAATCTCTAAAGCACATCAAAATTTTGCAGATCATTTAGATGACCAAACTGCTCTAGAATACCCTGAATATTTTCTAGGTCCCAATTGGAAAGATGTTCTGAACTTCTGGATTTATTTGGACACTTTGAGCGTTGAAGAGTGTAAAACAATTTTTATGAGCTATCATGCATCCCACGACGGTTCACAAAAAGCTCTTTCTTGGAAAGCTGCTAGAGATACTATAAGCCATCTATATGTAGATAAATCTGTTACAGCTACTTGTACTTTTGCTGAAGCTTATGCAACCTTTGATCTCATCGGCTCACATAAACTTGAGACATTGAACTTTCTTCCTTTATTTTTAAAACTATGAATAAAATTAATTTAACTAAAATGATTTTTGATTATTGGAAAAATCATATGGAATGTCCAGTTGAAACTATAAAATGGGGTCTTGAGAGTGATCCAGAAGGTTTAGTATATTATGATGGATATAATGCAACATTTTGGTATATCCTAAATTTGGGCTGGTATAAAATGAACAATATGTTATATGCTTCCACTAAATGTAAGGAGCCTTTTGATAATTATTTAAACGATTTAGAAGAAGATTACTTAAAAGAGAATGGATATGTTTAAGTTTTTAAGAACTATAGTTATCTTAATTTGTTTGATTGTTTTAAGTTTATGTTCAGAACAATTTGAAAAACTTTATTTTACTTGAAGATTAAATTAATGAAAAATTACTACTGTCCAGAATGTGCTGGAGATATTGACCTTGGAAACGCAATTGATCCCATTGAAGAATATTTATCTCGTTATATCTCTCCAGTTAATTATAAAAATATAGAGGTTATTAATGTTTATAAATGTAAGAATTGTGGTTACTCCTGTGATGATTTAAGAGACATTTTAAAAACTGGCACAAGTCCTTTCCCTAGGCTGAACCAGTGACCTATAATCGTATTGAACCACATAAATCCACTATGGCTAATGATCAAGGAAAAAATGAATATTCTTATTGTGGACTTACATTAGAAAGAAATTCTTATGCATGTCCTGAACAATATAGTGTTTATGATGGGGTTAATCTTTGTGGTTGGATGCGACTTGGGCATGGCATCTTTATAGTTGATTGTTATTATGATCCTAACGGGTGGTCTAGTGAAAGAGTTTATGAAAGTGAAACTGAAGGAGATGGCATATTCTATGATGAAGAAGAAAGAGAATATAACTTGAAAAATGGAGCAGAGAAAATCTATGAATGCCAAGGAAGGAGAAAGGTGATGTGTAGCAATTCTCAAGGTTATTATGGTTCCAATAACAATACTCCAGAAGATGTTATTGATGATAGCAAAACCATCTTAGAACGTATTGCAATGATTTCTCATGGTGGTGGTTTGATTGGATTTGCGGATGAATCGTCAGCACTTAATGAGATCCGTCGCTTATCTCAGCCTTATGTTGGCAATCAAGTAAACCGGGCTCAGTTTTTATCTGCACCAATTGATAACCGAGGATATGTTGATCTACGTCAAGTGCGTGATAGGCTCCCGAAGCCTAATAATCAAGGAAAAATTAAATGAACATTCAAGATGCCATTGATGTAATTGAATCGGTTTCTGGCTTTACCGATGAAAGTACACCCGTAGGTGAGGCTTGGAAAGAGGTTCTTTCTTACATATACCACCATCCTGCCCAGCCAGTGATGAAAGACGCCAATTCTAACAAATGTACCACTGAACAACAATCATGGGAATGCCCGAACATGTTTGAAACTGGTTCGGATTTTTATTGCGTGTATTATTCTTGCAATATATGCAATCGCACAAAGACTCTCTATTACGATGACATGAAATGAAACCATCCGATGCTGAACTTTCTGCCTTTATTTCTGAGAGGCTAGAAAGAGTGAATGAAGATTTCACAAAAACCGATGCACTTATTGACATCCTTAGAGATGCCATAGATTTTTTTAGTGGTTCTCCAAAAGAAACTATAGCCTGGTTAGAGCTTCATGCTGATGCTGCGACCCCATATCCTTATCCTGATGGTAAACATAAAACTATTATTCCATGTCCAGAAAGAGAAGTATTTGATAATCTTAAAAAGTCTGCTCAATTAATAAAAAGACTTTCTGAAAATTCTGCAAGTAATATTCATCCAGTTCATGTAAATGAAAATCCCTGGAAACGACCTGGATGGTGTGATAACGATGGAAAATGTTGGCTGATCACCTCAAGCCGCAATGCGACAGATTATAGCTTAATATATTCAAATTATGAAAGGGTTGAAAAATATCCAGACATTTATAAATACATGTTACCACATTACGCCATTAACTTACCAAAACTATGACAAACCTTTCAATTTGTGATCTTGAGGTTTTATTTCATTGTCACTGCTCACCTGAAGTTCATCCAAGAGTAGATTCATCTGCAGTACAAAAATCATATAAACTTTTAGAAGAATGTAATCTTATTGAAAATCTTTATAGTGAAGAAACTGAAAGTGAATACACGACAACTGAAAGAGGACGAGTTCACATTAAACAATTATGTGAACTTCCTTTACCAAATTCTGCCTGGATTGATGGTAATGGGAAACTTATTGATTTAAGTTAATCAACATTATTAAAACAAGGAGATTAAAATGAATCTTAGAAAATTAACCAAAAAAGAATATGGTCTTGAACTTGATGACCTTGAAGGAACATTTGATGAATTGATTGAAAGACTTCAAAAACTTAAGGAGTGGTCTCAAACCTTGAGAAATCCTGATACTGATGAACCAGACCCAAATGGAATTAAGTATGTTGGTGTAGGGTTTGGTGGCCCATCTGGACATGGAACTGCATTATATTACGAACAGGAAGAATCTGATGCAGAATATAGAGTTCGTATGGAGAAAATGCAAAAGACTATAGCTAGGACTGAAGCAAAACTTAAGCGGTTGAAAGGATTGTAATGAGCAAGCAATTAACCCCGAACATTAAAAATTATTACAACTAATCATCAAATGAATAAAGAAATTAATTTTGGAACTCATCCCCTACGTTATGGTAACAACAACGTAACTGTGGCATTTACTAACAAAGAAATGGGATTTGAATTAGAGATTAAAAATGAAATTTATGTTCATAGAGAAATTCTAGATTTAGAAATGGCTAAAAATTTAAAGAAAAAGATTGAAGATGCTATTAAAGCTTATGAGGAGTTTATGAGTTCATGAGCAAAGAACGTAACTATGAATTTCATATCACTGCACATGAACAATCTATTAAAGCTTTAAGTGAGTTTGGTATCCCTATCCTTGGAATTGCCATGCTTGATAAAGAAGGTTTTGAAATTCAGCGAGATTGGATGACAACTATTACTAAATCCTTTCATAGTCAAGAGAATGCAATTTCATACTTAGGATCTATTTTACAAAAAATTCAAGGTACTCCAATTTTTAGAGTAAAAATTGAAACTCCTTATGATGATGGATTAGATCTGAACGACTTTAAATATATTGAGACACATAATAAAATTGTCCAAAGACCAATTTATTATATGCCTACAAGTAAAAACATTATATCTGGCAAATTTAATACTTACAGAAGAACTTATTGAAACACACAGATGTTATAATGTTGAAAAATTTGAACGCTTTGCTCAAAGTTATGGGGGAAAGGTTGAATTATGTGTTATGGATACTAATATTCAACATGATTTTGAATGGTTTAGATTGTATAATTAAGAACTCCCTAGCCACCCTAAAGAACAAACAATTATGAAAAAGCTTGAACAATATCCGATTATTCCATCGTCTGAGTTGCGAGAACAATGGCAATCTGAGTCGCCAGTCAAAGTCATAAGTGTTGAGCGTGAGGATTATATGATTGACCGAGCATCTAAATGGGCAGCAAACCAAGAATTGAATGCGTGTTGTGATTGGATGGATACGCAAAGCCTTCACCTTGATGGTAGTTATCTCCATGCATATCGTCGCCCCAAACCTCCAACTCTAAAAGAGAAGGCACTTGAGTCACTTGAAAAAATTGAGAATAATGTGGCAACATACCTAGATGCTGCAATTATTAAAGACGCATTGCAGAAACTTCCAAATGATTGATGAAGAAATGGCTATTGGGTAAAGGGTAATGTGTTTCACATTTAAAACTAAATGGAAGAACTTAAAGCTTTTATAGTTCAAACATTATTGATTAATATTCTTAAAAATATGAGCAATGACATCAACAGTCCAACCATTTCCTATTAGTTCATATCTCTTACTATTTGTGGCATTATCAACAAGAGTATAATTATCAGAAAGAGTTTGTAGTCTCTCAGCTTCTATTGGAGTAAAGTAGCGAATATTAAAATTTTCATCTAATATTCCATTTGGGTTTACTTTTCTTAAAGTAAATGACTTTCCATCATTTCTTAAGTGATTTGTGAATTTTCTGCTGCTTCCAATATGAATACCAGTATTTTTATGTACCGTTTTATTTACTTTAGACTTGTTGTAGTTACTATAATCAAGTCTAGTTTTTGGTAAATATTTGTGAACAGTGTCATTTTGTAGAATTGATTCCAGATAAATCTCAGAATCTTCTGGTTGTGTTATATCTGGAATATTTGTCCAATACAATCTTTCTCTTGATTGAGCTGAAACTAATTTGCTGTTTATTAATATTGGTTTCACTCCTAATGAATTTGTTATAATAACCTTCCACTTATTTTGCATCTTTACGTTTTCAAGTAAAAAATAAGTGGGCTTAAGTTCTTTAATCAATCTTACATATTCCTAAAAAAGATAAGACTGACCATTGAACTGAAAATTGTTTTCTTTGAGACTAAGATATTGTTCTAAATTTGTGATCTCAATTTTCTCTTCTGTAATCATTCCTGTTTTAGTGCCACCAAATGAAAAAGACTGACAAGGTGAACCACCAATAATTAAATCAATCTTATCAGTTACATTTAAGTTTCTTATGTCACCTAACTGAATTGTATTTGGAAAATTATGTTGAGTGACTTTAATTGCCATTGGTTCAATTTCACTTGCATAGTATTTGTCAACCTTTATTTTTGCTCTTTCTAAAGCAACTTGACCACAACTAATACTATCAAAAAGAGATAAAACATTCATAAGTAAACACTATTAAAGACGATATATTTATTATGCAAGACTTAAAAGAATTTATTAAACAAAACTGGAAGGGAAGAGACTTTCTAAAAATTGGCTGTAATAAGCATTTAACGAACCAAATTAAAGAAAGAACTCAATTTCATTTAGAATAAAGTAATTATGTTTAAAAAAGAAAAAGAAAATAATTACGATGAATGCCCAGTTTATTATGTCTATCATATTATTAATCCTATAAAAGGAACACCTTTTTATGTAGGTAAAGGTAAAGGACCAAGATGTTTTCAACATTTAACTCCTGCTGCTGGCTATACCAAAAATAAAAGATTAACAGGACATATTAAAAATCTTAGAGCATCTGGTATTGAACCCATGGTTATTAAAATAAGTGTAGATTTAAGGGAAGAGGATGCCTATAATCTTGAAGAACAAGAAATTATTAAATATGGTAGAATTGGATTTGATGAAGGTGGAACTCTTCTTAATATTTTTATTGCTAATAGACCTGAAAGGATGCTTGGGGAACGAAATGGGTTTTATGGTAAAAAACATAGTGAAGAAACTAAACGTAAACTTTCAAAATTAAATACTGGTAAAAAGCATTCAGAAAAATCAAAAAGATTAATAAGTGAAGCTAATAGAGGTAAACCAAAAACTGAAGAGCATAGACAAAAAATTAGAGAAAAAGCTAGGGGTAGATATGTTAAAGAAGAAACAAAACAAAAACTTAGAGAATATAATTTGCAAGAGGATATATTAAGAAAAAATATTGAGTCCAAACAAAAAGAATGGATAGTTATAACGCCAGAAGGTACTGAAGAATTTGTGATAAATTTATCAGAATACTGTATTACTAAAAATATTAGTAGATCTAAAATGTATTCTGTAGCTGCTGGGAGAAGGAATCACCATAAAGGATACAAATGTAGAAAAGTTGAAAGCCAATAAAAAAGAGGGCTTTTGATGCCCTCTATTGATTTGTTGTTCTTAATGGATCAGGAAAGATTACGAATTGCTACGCGACGGTAGTAGCGGTTGGAATTAATACGCAATCTACCAAGACCTTGTTCTAGACCTTCAGCAAAAGGGTTCGCCACGATACCGTATCTAGACTTAAAGGCTAGACGCGGCTGGAATGAGTCCTGATGAACCGCCCTAAACATCTGCAGAGGTAAGTATGGCGCATAGAAAATTCCAGCATCATAGGGACTTGTACCCTTAAACCCAACCACATAATATTGAGTTTCGCTAACGTTGGCAGAATATGGATCAATAAAAACACGGAATTTGCCCATAAGAGTCCCAGCAAATAGATTGCCAGTATCATCCACAGTCAAATTAGCATTAAGAGCAGGAGTATAATCAAGTACACCAGCCATAGTAAGAGCTGAAGCCACGTCAGCAGAACAAACAATAATGTTGCCCTTCCCACGACGAGTGCGCTGTGCAATAGCATTAGCATCGCGCTCAATCTGGAACAGAAGACCTTTGAATTTCTCCACAGACCAACGGCCATTAGAGTCAACGTCAAGGTCAAATACACCAGGAGTCGCAACGTTTACTGCAGCACCTTGCTCAGCCACTTTATAAACTGTGCGAATAACTTCGCGGTTAATTTCAGCTAAAATTTCACTAGACAGAATATTAGCCAACTCGGCTTCAGCACCAAGACCATGGATAGCCTTAAGATCCTGAGCAAGTTCCATAGAATATTCGGCCCTCAGAGCACGAGATTTAGCCTCTACGGGAACCCGTTCAATGGAGAAACTCATCTCATTGAATTGATCACCCGTGGCATAGCCAAGCTGCTCGGCATCACCAGTCTTCATTGCCTGGCCAACTTGATAGCCAAGAGAAGATGCAGTACCAACAGGATTAAGCAGCCCAGGATTAGACCCAAGATTTGCAAAGTTAGTAGTACCCATACCAACATTGGCATCAGTAAATCCACCAGTCAGATTGAAACCACTATCTTGACCAGAGAAGGAGCTATCCACTTCATCAAAGAAGGTCTCCCTACCAGTTTGATTGTTATAGCGAGAGCGCATCGCAAAGATAAGACCAGTAGGGCCATTCATTGCTTGCACACCACACACATCATATGCAATAAGATTAGGCATTGACCTACGAATCATTGAAATCATGATCGGGTCAAAACCAGCAACAGGGCCAGCCCCAGAGGCAGAACCACTGAAGCCACCACCAGCACCAGGAGCATTAGCGAAAGTAGTAGGAGATTCAAAGAGCATCCCCCGAGCAAAAGCACTTTGCTCACGAAGATCCTTTTCAGTGTTTTCTAGCAGGGTTGCAGTGACTTGTCTCCGATGAGAATCCTTGATAGGCTCAACGCCATCAAAATTGAGAATCGGTGCCCACTTTTCCTGCAAATTGTGTTGTTCGTTTAGAAACATTTGCGTTTACCTTTAATAGTTTTGAATTTGATTGATGTTATATTCAACTTTGGCCAATCATTTGAAGAGCTGCGAGATATTGAGCCATTGTGCCAGAAACAGGTTCTGAGGAATAGACAAAATCTTCAGACAGATTCTCTAAATTAGCCTGCTTATTAACTCTACGAGCAGGGAAATAAGATTCCTTAAGAGTTAAAAGCTTTTCTCTATAGCTTGATTCACTTTCAAACTCAACACTTTCAGAAAGTGTGGCGAGCTTCTCTTTCTGAGTGACTGCAAGTCCTTCAGATACCTCATCAAGAATCCTATCTGCAACCGACTCAGAGAGTCTTTGGTTTAAGCGGATGTTCTTCTCAATTTGCTCGTTGAGTTTATCTTCCATTTCATCTAGTTTTTCTACCATGCCTTCCAGCACGTCATACTTTTCTTCAGGCATTTGCACATAATGTTGTTCACAAAGTCCCTTAAGACCTACTAAGAAGGATTCAGTGACCTTAACTTTAATTCCAGTCTCAACTTGGAGACGATTTTCTTCTAGCCACTCTTCGGCTACATATTCAAGATAAGAATCAACACGCTCTTCAAGATCCGCTTTAATGGCTTCAACTTCTTCTAAGAGTGCTTCTTCATATTGAGCTTCAAGAGCTTCTTTTAATTGAGTTGCACGAGTTTTTAGAGCAGCCTCAAAGATGGTTCTTGCCTTTTCTTGAAATTCCTCAGAGAGATTTTCACCAGCCATAAGAGCATTAACATCTTCTTCAACGTTAAAATCCTCTTCATAGACTTCATCATCTTCTTCAGTTTCATCAAGATCTTCTTCAGATTCATCTTCTTCTAATTCATCAAGCTCTTCATCCTCTTGATCTTCTAGAAGCTCTTCATCTTCATCTTCAGCAGATTCTTTAACTGCACCTTTTTTCATATGTGGCATAGGGTCTGCAGGCTTTGCATTTTTAGTGACTACATTTTTCACTTGAGATAGGCGACCTGCAGGATCTTTAAACTTTGCAGAGTCATCATCATTACGATAATTTTCTGGAGTAGGTCCACCAAGATCTTCCCAGCCTGCAGTTTGACCAGGGGGCAGATTATCCTTTAAGTGCTGCATTGGTTCTGCAGGTTTTGCATTCTGATTCACTGCAGTTTTAGATTGAGAATTTTTTGCGTCCATTTCTTGTAAATTTGTACCACGAGGCATTTTAATTTCTCCTTTTAACCCTAATTAATTTGTTAATCTATGTTTATTTAGTAAAGTAAAATGTTTGATCAAATATGATTAAGAAAACTTTCAAATAATTGAAGTTTCTTTTCTTCTAGTTGATGCGAATCTACTAACTTATTGATAGTTTTTTTAGTATTTTCAATTAACCATTCTTTTTTAGTTACATCATAATACCAATTTTTACCTTCCATAATACCTTCAACAAATGCTGAAGTACATGAAGGATCATGAACAATATCTGCAACAGTTGAAAACATTAAATCATCACCAACAATATTAACACCTTCATTTGTTGGTCTTAAAGACCCAACAGCTCTAGATGAAACACCAAAACGAATACCCTCTTCATGTAGGTTTGTTACAATTTGACCCATTGGAGTATTTAATACTCTTGCTCTACCATAAAAACAATTTCCCTTAGGAGTAAGAGATTCAATTAAATGTGAAACTCTGTCATAGTTGATTGTCGGAGTAGCCGGATGGTTTAACTCTCCTACAGCTCTATTAAATTTAACGAAATTCTCAACATAATAATTCACAGCATTATTAAGAACTTGAAACGGATAAATTCTACCATTTCTATTCTTTATTTCTGCTTGACAGAATACTCCTTCAATAAAGAGTTTTTTCTTTCCTTTCACACTTTCAGTGAGCATTTTCACTTCTTGTGCTTCTTCTGTAAATAATTTCATTAATTTTAAGATATTATGAACTATTTATTGATGTTTAATTTGTATCTATTATAGCGGAAATACAGTCTATTAAATTATATTGTTGCAATAATTAAACTGAGTGAAGTTCAAGAGCTTCTAGACTTAGTATAAAATGAAATTCTCCATGGAATCGCTAGAAGTTTTCCCGTCACGACTGGCCAGGCATCAGAGCCGCAATAAAATCACCCGGAAGCTTGAATTCATGCGCTTTTTGGAGCAAAGCGCCGCCGATTTCAGGGGAAATGTTTATATGCGGCAAGCTGGGAGGAGTGGGGCCATGAGGGGATTCTACTCGGCGTCGAAGGCCTCCTGCAGCGCCTGCAGGAAGGCGGGGGGCATGTGGTAGTCGTCAATCATGATTGATTGTGCAGTGGCTCAGGAATAACAAAATCAACAAGCTCCGCCGGCCGCCCAGTCTGAAGCAGTCCAGCGGCTGCAAGCGCCAGCAGGCCTTCGACTAACGGCTCCTCGTCTAACGCTATGCGTTCGCGTTCAAGCAAACGGTTTTTCAACTCTTCGACTTGTGCATTAGATTGCGCGACTTCTTTAATCGTCGCATATTCTTGAGGGGTTAGCCTATCTATAAACTGTGCGGTTGTTAGCGATCCTACTAAGTATTGAGGCAGATTTGCGTAGTTTAGGCCAATCTCCTCAAGCAGATCTAGAGCCATTTGCTGAGGCGATTTTCCTGCTTCATTTGCCGCGGCAACCAAGCCTCCATAGGCGCGGCGTGAGATTTGGACTGTGATTTGGTGAGTCATTTGGTTTAATCAGATTGACCTGTGATGTACTGGATACTAATATAAATAACGCCAGTCCCGTCAAAGGTTCCCCCTGTTGCCGTCAACAATATATCTGTTGCAGAGGGAAAATTTTCAGCTAATTGGCCAGGAGGCCAATTCCTGTTGTCTGTTGTCGTTCCCAATGCTGTGCCAACAATAGATCCGAATCTGCCTGGAGCCGCCAATGTACCAATTTGATAACCAGTCGCACCGTTTGAAGTGCCAAACGCCGTTGTTATTTTAGACGTGACGCCCATCACCATGGCGCCGGCAGGAATTAAAGCGGCGGCCGTAACCGATGGCCCGGAGATGTTCGAGAGAGTTGCTCGCGCAGTCTTAATAGCAATGCGATGATAATCGGTAGTGCTAATGGATCTATCGTACACTTCTAGTGTATGGCTAGTTGCGCCCTGTGATAGTGATAATAAACCGCCAGACAACGCTAAATTTGAGCCGCCTTGAAGTGTTATGGATAAAGTTCCTAGCGAAATTATTGAGCTACTGCTCATGTTTCCTATAATTCCATTTAGGTTTAATGTTCCATTGTGAGAAAGAGAAAAAACCCGAGTATTATTAGTTAAAAAATCAATAAATCTACCATTAAAACCAGATGGCATATTGACTCCTAAAACTGTCCCGCTTGTACTCCAAGAGCTAACGACTGGCGCTCCCGGTGGTTGCACTAAAATATTCGGAGTCGTTGTTGCTCCCGTGCCACCAGCAAATAACCCCCCTGTTATTGATAACGCCGGAGCGCTCGCAGCGCCATTGCACGCAGATGTAATCCGGCCGGAGATTGTTATATTTCCGCTTCCGTCAACTACACTTGTTGGCAGGCCCGCAAATGCGCCCCCGGAATTCCACTGGAGCTGACCGTCACTGCCACCGGGCGACCCGCCCACTGCGTTGAGCTGCCCGCTGGCGATGGACAGGGTGTTGCCAAGGCCCAGGAACTCCAGCCGTGATGTGGCTGGATTCCAGTAGTGCAGCCGCGTCAGCCCCGCGCCGGGGGAGACGGCCGCCAGCTCTTGGCCGGACAGGGAGAGGATCCCCTGCAGGTTGGCGGCCAGGGTGGCGGGGTCGTGGTGGCTGGCCGCCAGCAGGTGGGCCGCGATGGCGCTGGAGGCTGTGCCTTGGGGATCGGCGCCAATGTCAGTTGCAGTAAGAGCATCGGAGCCACCAGTTGAGTGAGTAGCTTTGTGGGCGATGGCAGTTGCAATCCCTGCAGATGTTGCATAAGTTGCAATCCCTGCAGATGTTGCATAAGTTGCAATCCCTGCAGATGTTGCATAATCTACAGATGAAGAAATACCAGTGCCAGAACTTTGCTTCCAAGAAGGTATTGTTCCTGGCCCATTTGATGTTAAAACATAATCAAATTGCCCTGCTGGTAAAAATGATGTTATTCCAGAAGAATATTGATAGAGTAAATCTCCAGTAGAACCACCACTAACATTTCCTATTGATACATTAGAAAGATCAAAATTCCCCAAAACTCTAAGATCTTCATTGATTATTACACTATTTGAAAATGTAACATCAGTAGTTCCAAAACTAACAATACTTTGATTAGTTTGCGTATTATTAAAATTTAAAGAAGTATTTGCATATGAAATTGTATTACTAGAAGGATTATATGAAAGTCCTGAACTTGTATAAACTCTATTTTTTGTTAAAGAAGTAGTGTTAGTGCCAACAAAAGTTAAATAGAATGATGTATTAATCCCAGAACTTTGCGTGTAAATATTGTAAGCACTTTCAGCAATTGGATCTTGCACTGTGCTCACTTTAAATTTGCTTTGTTGTCCAAATCTAACTCTAATATCTCCACTCATAATGATGCAGTTTCCTCCACCATAATTGTTCCTTTTATTGGCTTAATTGTTTCAATGCCATTTGTAAGAAGAACATCAAAATAGTTTCTACCTGAAGAGAGAGTGGCAGTCACTAATCTACTCATAATAAGATTAACATATCCAGTAGAACCTAAAACTTCAGTTTCAAATGATTTAAAATTTGGCGAAGAGGGATATTTTCTAATTTTAGATATAGCAGTATAATTAGTCAAATCAAGAAGATTTCCATCAAAAGATTCAATTACAAATGAAGTTGAAAAATCTTCACCCTTTTCAATTGTTAATCCCAATATCTCTTGAGTTGCCATTTTAGTTGGTAAATCCTACTTTATTAGCTTTAATTGCTGAATTTGTAAAAATAACATCAGATGAAGATTTCTGTAAAAACTCCACACTATAGCGAGGTAAAGTGAAACTATTAGAAGTTGCAGCACCAACAGATGTTGAAATACTTACAACAATTTCTCCACCAGTATCATTACAAAGCCTTACACAAGTTGCAGAATTTAAGCTAGTTGCAGTTCCAACAGTTGTTGGAGTTGAAATTTGAGTTTCAATGACTTTAGTAATCTGCATGAATATAGTCTCCTTTACCTATTATTTATATTATCTACTAATTTCTTCCCAATCTAGAGAAGCATGAACAAGAGAATTATCTGAACTAGACGATAAAGCTAAAGATAATTCATGGGGAGTATTAGTAAGTCCATTTCGCTCCAATTGGAACTTAAATAGCGCCTCTCTTAAAATATTTATAGTTGTATTATTTTGATTGGAAGCACTAAAATAACCAAGACCCAATGCTCTTCCTCCACTTATTCCACCTCCATCAATTTTATATTCAACTGCTGAATCTATTCCTGCATCTATCCAAGTTCCCCCAGTTGTGATTCCACTGCTTACAAGTTTCCAATTATAATTGGAATTATTGGTAATACCCATAATTGATAGAGCAGTTAAAATGACAATAGCATCCAAACGATTTGGACTTGTCTTTAATCTTATCGTTACAACTGGATAGAATACTCCAGAACTTGGTAATGATACTGGTGATAATATAGGTGTTCCAATAGGTTGTTGTAGACCTCTTAATTCATATCCACCATCTGAAATAACAGTTGAACAAATTTGCTTCATTGAACTAGAACTTGTCGTAATTCCAGTATTAAAAATTTCATACCGAATCGGAAGACTAGCTGTAGACATGTATGTAGAATCAATTATATTTGCATGTCTAAATGTGTGAGTATGAACTATTTTGCCATCAATAATAAATCCTGCTCTTACATTACCTACACCAAGCCATTCAATATCAGTCCAAAATATTTGTGATTTTGATGGATTTAATTTTATCCCAGATGGATTTGATGCTCCAATTCCTGTTAAATTGTCAATGTTCCATTCAGATTGTAGTATTTTTGTATCAGTTACTATGCCGCTAACACCACTTCGTTTTACTATATAAAAGTTTGAATTTTCTTGCTCAAAAAATATGCCATTTTCATCATTAAAGTAACCAATTCTTTGAGTTAAATTTTCCTTATGATCATTCATAACTCCAGTATTATCAATAGTCAATCCTTTGCCAGGTTGATATGAAAATACTCTTAAAGTTTCTCGTATAATTTTACAAGTTGATCCAGTTCCAATTGTAAGATCTACTAGACCCTGATGTGTAACAAACCCCACTGTACTTCCTGAACCTACTATTTTTGTTGCCCATAGACCATTATCTCTATATCTATGAGAAGAATCAAAAAGTGTAACTGGATTTGAAATTTTTAGTCGCCCGAAAGCATCATATTGATTTTTGCTAGCTTCATATAAATGTGACACTAAACTATCCTCCAGCCATTTCTATAAATTAATGTTAGTGAACCATAATCAATAGCTATAGTAGCTTTATTTTTCTCATCAATTGTATCAGAACCTGATGGGAGAATTTCAATGTAGCGATTAGTTCCTTGCGATGCTTGACCTAGCTCATCTTTAATGACATAACATGTCCCAGATTCTACATTTTCCGGTAAAGTAATGGTCACAGAACCTGCATAATTTACGCCAATGTAATAATCAACATCATTTGGTGTGTAAGATGGGGAGGTAACCAAAACAGTTGCATAGCGCATTCCATTGCTACCACAATCCGCACCCTCCCACTTTTTAATATCTGAATTATAGCGTACAAATTTATTGCGATTCTTTACACTATTTCTTATTATATCATCTAGAAATTCAAACCTAACTTCACCACCTCCTCCAATAGTTGAAAGTTGTTGTTGTACTCTTGCTAAAAATGACCGATAATGCTTTTGGAAAGCATCAACGGTCATGAATTTTTGATCAAGGGGAGTTAAAGGATCTTGATTTTTTGTAGTTGTTGGTTCAGCTAAAAGACCTAGAGATTTTTCAATTAAAGGTTTTTTTAGTTTTTTAGGTGGAGTTATTTCTTCTTTTAATGGTGTAAGAAAAAATTCATCAAAAGAGTTTGAGACAATTTCTTCAACTTGTTCTTGTTGAAATTTTTTCTCTTTACTTACAGCACTAAAAAATTCATTTAACTCTTTCATTCATCTTCTGGGCCATTAAATAAAGATGCAGAAACTTCAGGAACAAGTTCATCAACTTTTTCATGAGCTTTAGACGAGATAATTTGCTTAATTAAATCGCTAACTTTTGCAGGAGATTCATCTGCAGCAATAAGATCAAGTAATTCTTCCATTTGTTGTTAATTAACTAAGTCTATTTAGATTTCACCACCTTTGGGCATTTTAGGCTCTTTAATCTTTATATCTGGAGTTACTGGAACTTTACCAGATTCTCCTTTAATGTTATCAACTGCAGATGTGGCTTGTGTAGCTTCAGGTGGTGGCATTTCTTCTGGAGCAACATCTAAAATTGGTTGTCCAGTTTGTGGATCAATTGGAGTATTTGGATCTGGGATAACTCCATTTTCAATTTCGCTTTCAATTATCTTATCTTGTTCAATAATTTCTTCATCTGTTTGCCGTAAAATTTTTCTACGGAGGTAATCCTGTGAAAAATATTTACCAACATATGGTTGAGCCATTGAGACCATATTTAAGCGGTCTGTAAATAATTCAGATTCTTTAAGTTCAGCAAAATGGTTATCGTATAGAAAATCAAACTGAATATGCTCAGACATTCTTTTCCAGTCTTCTGGAGTTACAATGTTTTTTAAGATTAATTGTGTTCCTAAAAGATCTAAAAATAAGCGAGAAAATCTCTTACGCAGCCGTCCTACAAATTTTGTAAATTTTACTTCATCTCTTAATATTTCGGTAGATCTACCTAAGTTGAACCCACTATCTCCGCCAATACGAGTTTCAGGTACATTTAGTGATTTATAAAGGTTTCTTTTGAAGTAATCTAAATCAGCTAATTCACCGAGATTATTGCCCGCCGGAAGAGTAGTAACTTCAGTTCCTCTTCCACCTTCTCTACGAGGCAACCAATAATCTTCCATAAGACTCATAAAGCGTCTAGAATTATCAACTTCACCTGTAATGCTATTATAGTTTAATTTGGTGCGATACCGCATCATAGTTTCACGAAGAAATTGCTCAGCTTTTGGTTTTGGCATATTGCCAACATCAATATAAAAAATTCTTTTTTCTGAGCTTCTACTGAGACGATAAATGACAATACTATCCTCAATCATTCTAAGTTGATTGAGAGGTTTAATTGCTTTATTCATCCAAGAAAGAACAGTTCCTTTATTTCTATCAACGAGTCCAGAAGTACAATAAGCAATAGAGTCTTTTGTGAATTTTATTCCCTTTTCAGAACCAGCAGACATATCTACTGCTCCTACTGGATAGGTCTGCTTTGGGTTATAGACAAAATATTCTTCCAATTCTGGAAAAATTTGTTCATTTACATTTTCTTCGCCATAAATCTTAGATAACGTGTTATTTTTATTCTGCTTTTTAGTGTGTCTAACAAACCTAATCTTCATTGAATCAATATAGCGAATATCTTGAATACCCGCATGGGGATCTTTAAGATCAATTAGTTTGTGGTAATGTAATCTTCCATCAATATACCAATTCCTGAAGATCTCATGGCATTTACTATCAAAATCTAACATCTCAAGAATCGTTTTAAATTCTTTACGAATTACTTCTTTAATTCCATCACTAGCATTAAGATTTGAAAGTTCAATCTCAATTGGGGAATCATTTGTGTCAGAAACAATTGCTTCATTTACAATATCTTCAATGGCATCATCAACTTCTTGATGAAGTGACATTTCTCTATATCTACGAATCAAATCAAATTCAGTTCTATAGACACCTTCAATGTCTACATAAGAACCAAAAAAACCAGTAGTTAAATAATGATCTGAACCATCATCATTGTTTGGTGGAACTGGTGAAACAATAGATTTAGATAATTTACCATTATCCTCAATAGAAAATCCAAATAATTTGGCCATTAATAAAATATTCTCTTACTTTTGACCTATTTAGATTAATTAATTGGAGCACTCACAATATCAGAAACTCCATTAGCATCTCCAGCAGTCCAGTGAGTCATTTGAAACTCAACGGTAAAGTTTTGAATTTGATCAACAGAATCCCAGTTAAGATCAATAGCACTAACATTACTTGGCCAGATGTTATGAATAACATAGGTTCTAATGGGCCTTATTGAAGTGTTATTAGTTGCATTTGATATTGTAGAAGATTCAATCCCAGTATCAGCTCCGCGTCCATATTGATACACATAACCAACA